GGTGTAGCCAAGGTAAAACCTCAACTCCTAAGGGCTGGAAATTCTCACCAGCTTAGATACGCGATGAAATTACATTGCAAGTACTTGTAACTCCATGTCCTCACTAATCCCTAGTAATCTAGAGAAGGAGCACGTTGGGCTCTATCAAGGGCATTACTGCCCTTGATAGAGCCCAACGTGCTCCTTCTTCAGGTTTCTGAGGATTAGTGAGGACATGGAGTTACAAGTACTTGCAATGTAATTTCATCGCGTATCTAAGCTGGTGAGAATTTCCAGCCCTTAGGAGTGAAAGTAATATTATCGGCGATATTATTATATCTTCACTCTGCAAGGATCGCATCAAGTCAAAATCTAATTATATAAACAAATTAATGAATAATACAACTAAAAAATGAAATGGTCGCGAAAATAGTACGGTTAACATGTTTATGCCTATGTCTAGGTTACACATGTATACCAAGGTACTACTCTGGCTATTCTCCCTTTCATCAAATAACAACCAATATTTTCTGTTGACCTCACACATCTCGAAGATGTATAAGACCAACGGGCCAGACTTCACCGTTCTTTATTTAAAAGAATGCTACCGTCTGGTCACGAAAGTATTGGCTGGAAAACCCGAAACGGCAGTTGCACCAATGCGTGTAGCTACTCGTAGAGGGTTACCGCTTATAGTGCCTGGGGTATTACGCCTTTCTATTGAAAGTGGTAATATCTTAGACATTAAGGCGGTCAGTTCTTTGCTCTCCGTGTTTAGAGTTATAAAGGCTTCCCCCAAGTTAAAGACCAGTACTATTACTGATTCTTTTTCTGGTAACTCACCCGTAATTGGGGAGTGGGAAGTTGTGTCTATTTTTAATAAATTGAAACGTTCTTTTGGAACGATCAAGATAGAGAAAAGAAACCATCTTATACCTCTGACAACGGCCGGCCCAAATTCCCGTATCTCAATTCGAGGAGCCACTGCTGACGCGTTAGCGTTAGTGGGATCCCCTGTTGAGAATGCATGGAAGAGGTTATCGGCAGAATTCGCGCCTGCTTTGGCAGCGCTTCTGGAGAAAGAAGTGGTCTACGCGTCGAGATGGATAGAATTCCTTAATCAGCACTCATATATACATATTCCTCGTGCTCTTACAGAGTACAAAGATATGTTTAAACTCGGTAAACTGAGTTTAAAGTATGAGGCGGCTGGGAAAGTAAGAGTCTTCGCTATAACTGATATATGAACACAAAGTGTTCTGTCTCCGTTACACGATAGTCTGTTCAACCTTTTAAGAAGGATTCCACAGGATGGAACCTTTGACCAATTGGCACCTCTAAAGAGGTTACAAGAGGGTGGGTTGAAAGAGTTATACTCTTTTGATCTTTCCGCCGCAACTGACAGATTACCCATTGCGTTTCAAGTACAAGTCTTATCCCAATTTATAGGTGTAGACTTGGCCTCCGCTTGGAGAGATCTTCTCGTCAACCGAGATTGGTGACTTAAAGATCAACCTTTGCGTTATGCAGTAGGGCAACCTATGGGAGCTCTATCTTCCTG